AGAAGGGATTCATCTTTTACTTCATTAAGAAACTGCTTACCTAAACTATTCAGGGAATAACTGTATTCGTTTTCATTTAAAAGAGGTGCTGCCATCATGGTATCGTGTATCCTACCGTTGATTGTATAGCCTTCATTCATCAACCAACCTACGTCATACTGAGCATTGTGGAATATTTTATCGTTCGGTGCGTCCAGTTGTTTCTGTAACCACCTACCGACTACACTCTTATCTAAGTTAGACCCATTACTATGAGCAATAGGGAAATAACCTTTCCAACCTTCAGTAGCTACTGCTATACCTATAATACGACCTCTGTCTTTAAATGCCCACCCTGGACCATGAGTCTTGAGCCACGGATCACAGGTCTCAAGGTCAATCGCTATTTCTTTTTGATTCGTTAAATCAGGGAAAGACGTGGGTGGTTGCCATTCTATATCAGGTAACATAAACTCCATTACTCCTTGTTGCATTAAACTTCTGCCTCTCTACACATGTTCTGTTTGCCAAAATAACACCACTTACACTTAAACTTAGAAGGATTAGCAGGAAACTCTGTTGCAGTAGTCATTGCTATAGCTCTCAAGTTAAGTCTGTCTTGTTTAACTTTTATACTTTCTGGTGTGTAGATGTAACGGTCTATCTTACCGTGATCTAAATACCACATCTCGGTAGTGATACTCTCTAGTTCTGGGTATCTTTTGAGGGCTATGGCTCCATATAACTCACACTGTTCTTTGTGTACTTCTTGATTGCCATCGTAACGACCTGTTTTAAAATCTATAACACGTGCGTCTTTACTCATGCCTTCTTCATAAACAAAAGCGTCAACCTTTGCTCTACCCCAAGTGTCGTCTTCAAACCAACCTGTTTTTTCCCAATCTTCTGTGATAGCCCAATCACTCTCACAAATCACATGACCGTGTAAGTACAGTTGTTGTAAAACAACAAAAGCGTCTTCAAAGTCTTGTAATTGAGCAGGTGTTTCTTCTAACTGACCCCTTATAAAGTCTTCACAAAGTTTGTGTATTTCTTTACCTCTGTCCATGGCAGCACTTCCAGGTTCTTTAATCTTTTTAATAAACTTGAACTCTGCTTGTTTAGGGCATTTTTCAAAACAGCTTAACCTGCTGTATGACCATTGTTTAATCATGGGTTCTCCTTATGTTGTTCTTCTATTGAACCATTCCCAACAAGCCTTTCGCCAATCACTGGCAGCACACCGTTGAATCTCGACCATGGCTTCGTCAGTTTTACCTAACTTGTGTAACCACCAAGAGTCTTGTATCGGTACAGCAACTTCATTAAAGAATGCGTCTTTATAAACTGTGTCTTCAAACGGTGTTCTGTCTAAAAACCCAAGTAAATCTAATTCCCATGTTTGTATTCCTGTGTTAACCATTGGGTATGGCTGAACAGTCCCTGTAGTGTAGGGATTACTATCAATCAATCGTTTTTGAGTATAAAAATCTACTGCGTCGTAGTTCTCTATCATCTCGTTTAATAGTTTTTCATATACTTCTGCATATGCGTGATAATTATCGCTTATCTGATAATATGTACCAACAGGCACACCTATAGCACTTGCCATGTATTCCTGTAACATTGACATATGTACTACATTCGCACCATACGCTCCCCAAATTATATCATTAGATCTGTTAGAAACAGTCATCTGTAACCTGCCTTCTAAGTCTATCTTGAAATAAATACAAGTATTACAAGGCACATCTACACCGTTTCTATTTAAATCCTCAACAGCGTCCCACATTTGTAAGACTGAACGTCTATCGTTTGGATCTTTCTTCAGTCTTTCTATAATTACAGGTAACTGATCATACATGAAAAAAGAACGCCACCGCCAACCGTATGCACCGTGTAAACTTTCACCATCATCGCTGTAGTTAGCCATCCCCTTGTTGTAGTTTTGAACAAAAGCTAAATCATTACGACCGTCTAACATCCACAAAGCTTCCATAAAATGAAAGAATGGATTAGCGTCACGTTCTTTCCAAAACAGTACACGTTCTTTAGGTTTATTATAGACTGTTGTTACAGGTGTAGTGGCTTGATAAACAGAACCATTTCTACTGTCACTTTTTTCACCTTGAGTGTGTAATAGGTCAATCCCTAATAATAGGGCATCCTCTACGTTTCTTATGTTAATTACTTGCATTTTCTGTTCCTTCTTTGTATGCTTTTTTCCAGCCTATAATTACATCTTTACGAGGTAAACCGTTCCAAGCAGTTTTAGTTTGTTTCTCTACCACCTTTACACAAGTTGGGTGTAGATCATGAAGCCTCTGTGCACCTTCGTTGTGTACGTCAATGGTTCGCCACTCACTACAACCACCGTCAGCGTTAGAGGATTTTTGACCCTGAGCGTAGTAAAAGCTAACCTTACTAGCCTTACCCCTTCTCAATAGCTGTAAAGCGATATCAAAGTCCTCCATGACTCGAGTTCTACCCCACTCAACGTCGCTAGGAAATGCGTCTAAATTATATCCTAAAACTCTCATGTATCTTGTGTTTTCTACAGATAAATCTTCAACACGATTATTACCTTCTCTAGCACTCACACCAACATGAGCATACCCCTGATCCATCCACTCATCAAGCAAACCAAACAAAGCTGGATACTCATTTGATTCTAAATAACGTAAGTGCCAATCAGTAGGGCTTTTACGAATGTAAAAACGTAAATCATCATCTAACATAACGATGCGTGAGTCATCTGTGTTTTCTACAATGTATTTACGCTTTGGACCAATACCTACACAATCTTCAGGTACAACCATTTTAGGTGTGTCTTTGTACCTTATATACTGGTCTTCTTCGTCTGGGTCTATTACTAACACAACCTGACCGTTTGTTTGCATTTCCTTAGGAAACCATTTTAAAGTTTCTTGGTTATAGGGTCTTCCCCTTGTTGGTATGTATATCTTCACTATACTTCTCCCCATCCTTTACCAGTGCTACCGAAACCACCTTCCCCACGTTCGGTGGTTTCACTAAACTCAGTCACTGGTTTAAATACTATGTCTTGTACGTTTAGAAATACAAGTTGAGCGATCCTGTCGCCATTTGAAACAAGGTAAGATTCGTTAGAGTGGTTTTTTAAATACACAACCATTTCACCTTGATAGTCTGAATCAATCAAACCTAAAACATTCGCAGGTAATATACCTTTTATCCCCATACTAGAACGTGGCATAATAAATGCACACAGACTAGGATCCTTCATGTATATTGAATATCCCGTAGGAAACCTCACTGTCTCTCCTGGATAAATCCTTGCGTTATCACACGACCGTAAATCTATACCGCCTGCACCTTGTGTAGCATAGGTAGGTGAACCACGTTCCCGTGACCTCGGGTCACAGTATTTTATTTCTACTTCTTTCATATATCCTCTCTTTTTTCTAAATCTTGCATGTATGTTTGTAGCAACATGTGAGACTCTACTAATAATAAATATCTTCGTAAATCCTGTATGTCGTCTAAGATTCCTGTATTACTTGGGTCGTTTTCTATTGTCTTAAAAATATCGTACCCATCTTTTGTCACCTGATTCTCTATCCTGTCCCACTTACGTGCAAGCATCATAAAAGCACCAACTCCACCTCTACCACGCCAACTATCTCCATAACTGACTTCTGCTTCTTTTAGTTTCTCAACATCTGTATCAGCTAATTCTTGAATCTTTGCAAAATTTGACGGCATTTTATTCTCCTGTTTTATGATCGTATCTTTCCCCTTGAAAGACACAAATAAATTCTAAGTTTACTGTATCGGAAGTATTGTGTACCTGATGAAAATCTCCATCATCAATTACCACTATGTCTCCCTCTGTTACTTGTGTAAGTTCATCGTCTGTTTCTAGTACACCCTTACCTTTCACAAAAATATACACCTCTTCTTGTTTATCGTGTGAATGACCAGAAGTTGACTTTTCTGGTTTTAAAGTTGTTTTACTCACAACCATGGTTTGTAAGTGAGTGTTGTCTTCAACGACATATCTATCGTCTTCCTTTACTGTTTTAAACAGGTCTGTGATATTTTGCACGTGGTCTTCCCTCATTTAGTCTTGTTCGTTCATATTTATCGTACTCGCACAGACAATGTTCTATTTCTCGCATCTCTAAGTCGGGTACGTGTTTTTCTAATACACCTCTCTCGTAGGAAAAGTGTAGTAATCTTTCCATCTCTTCAGTTAACTGTTCTTTTTTGATTGTTTGGTTTAACGGTCTGTTGTGTATTCTGTTTAACCCTCGTTTAGCTCCTGGACCTGCGTTAGCCCATGTCATTATATCTTCAGCACTGTCTAAATACATCGTGTGTCTTAAATCTGTAACGACTTCATAAGCCATAAACCCACTAAACCCAGGATACGGTAGATAGTTTTTCCAAGTCTGTTCTAATGATTCAGGTACTATCTTTGGCGGAGCGTTGTACAATGTAGTTAAAATTTTATCCACAGTTTGTTCTACTTTTGTGCCACCGAGTGTGCCTGTCAACATGTAGGCACCTGTATATACTTTTTCTTTTCTGTCTAAACGATCTTGCATAATGGCTTTCACTTTTTCAGGTTCCCATGTATCGGGAAAACCAATCTCCTCTAAAGTTGGTGGCCAATTTATTTGACGTGCCACGGACATAGCGAAAGGAAGGTTAGGGTGATTAGCGTATGGTTCTCTCCAGTTTTTTCTTATCCAGATAGTAACTGTGTCTAACTCCCTGAAAACATTACAAAAACTATACGTCTGTAATATCTCATCCTTAGTCCACGGGAAAGGATCCCCCATCTGACGTCTTAGGTATATCTTGTGTCTTTCATTTATATAATTAAAAAAGCCTTCTACACTTGAAACCATACTGGCACCTCACGTTTAGTCCACACTGCAAAATGTTTTTCACCTATGTAATAGTTACGATAGGCAGTAATAGGGTCATCAATGACTTTATACTCGTCAGGCATACATTGTGGATGTTGTTGCAGACCTTTACTTTCTATGACAGGCGGACAAAGTTCATTTATAACGTCAATTGATTTATGGTTAGCTGAGCGACCGTATCGCCAGCAAAACTCTTCGTTTAAATATATAGCTAATTCTTTTAACCACAGCCAGTTTTCTAAACTAGCTCCAGCCCATAGAGTACAAGGGTGTTTAGCGTGTACAGGTTTATAAGGAGCACTTTGACCGTTAGTCCACAAACTGGTACAAAGCATTTGAGCAGACTCAAGTATCATTTTAGATACGTGCTTGTCGCAGTGGTTTATTGCGCAAAGCTGGGGAGTTGAGTCTAGTTTAAATATATTCATAGGCAGTTATTTTACTTTACTTGTAAAGGGAAAGTATAGGAATCTTGCTAAAATTTTGGTCATATTCCAGTCCTAAACGTCAAGTTAATTCTCTCTCCTGTGTTTTGTTTTGAAGGTATTGAATGGGTACTGTTCATTTGTGAGTGACCATCAAATATGTAAACGTCACCATGCTCGATCATGTGGTCTGTTTGTTCCATACAGTAAGCTAAACCACGTGTGTTTATTTCACTGGTGTTGCTTTTCTCTTTTATGTCTTCACCAAACTGACGCCACTGAAGTATCCTGGCAGCACCAAAAGAAACACCCACCACTAAATCTTCTAAAGTAGGAACTGTGTCAGAGTGGTGAGGTATGGTAGAATCACCGTCTTCATATAAACCACACAAACAAAAATTAAACCGTACAACTTTTTCAAGTTCTTTGTAAACCAAGAGTTCGGTTGCCATTTTTATTAACCTCATATTTTGTGTCCACGGTTCAGGTTCATACGTTTTGCCTGCATAATCAAAGGTTGCTGTACCATAGCCTTTAGTGGGTCTTCCTTGTACTTCTCTACCGTTAAATACTCTGATAGTTGGTTCATCCCAATCGGTTATCTTCACGTCGTATTCTTTTAGAGCACCTTTTATAATTTTCATCATACGAATAAAAACTCCTTGCGAGTTTTACCTCGCACTATGTGTAGGTTTTCCATGGTTCTCGTTACACCAACGTAGAACGCTCTACACTCATTGTCTGGGTTACGGTATAGTTCTTCCCATGTTTTGTTAGCTAAGTCTGTAAGCAATACCACGTTCTCACACTCACCACCTTTTGAAGCATGTATGGTGTTCAAACGTATTTTAGATGAGAAAAGTTTTTCACCGTGTCTCAAGCAAGATATGACATATTCTCTTTGTGTGTTACCGATTAAATCAAAACACTCATGCCATATACAATCAACCAATAAACCATGGTCTGCTTTTAACTCAGTAAGGTTTAAATTAAGGTCGTCTCTGACCGTTTTAAGCGTTTTATAGCCCCTTTTAACCCCTTTACCCACCTTCATATACCCATATATCTTACGGACTCTTGCAGCCTCTATAGAGTCTCCTTTACGAAGTTTTTCCCAGTCTCTTATAGCAGTAATTAAATTCTCTGAAACAGAAGACTTGTTACCTTTCTGGTAAACCCTACCACTTAGTTTAAGGTGTTCTTCTACAGCATTCAATAGATAATTATTCCTAGCCAAAAACAACCAATCACCACTTGAGATATCAACGTGTTCAAAACTGGTGTGATAATTTACTGTGCCTTCTTCTTTCTTTGGTTGCCACACCTTTTCTTTTCTGTTGCCTATACGCTTCACTACACCAAGTGCTAAGTCATGAACTTTTCTAGGCACACGATAAGATTGATCTAGGTAAGTAATCTTACCTTTCAAATCAATGAAGTGTTCTACGTCTGCCCCTGCCCAGCGATATATAGCTTGGTCATCATCACCAGCGATATAAACAGTTTCTACATTTTCTGCTAGTTTTTCCACACACTTCCACTGTAAAGCTGAGAGGTCTTGGGCTTCGTCAACTATTAACACATCTAAACGAGGGGAACCTTTAGCGTCAAGAAACATTTCTAACATATCTGTGTAGTCGATTAAAAAATTAGCTTCTTTATATCTTGTGTAGTTTTTAACAAACCACTCAAAATGTAGCCAAGATATGTTTGAGTCTGCACCATTCCACTGTTCTCTAAATCCTATACGTCTGTTCCGTGCCATGTTTTCTAAAAATAACATGCTATCGCCTTTGGTATTCAAAGCCATAAGGTTTTCACCGTCCCAAGCAGAACCTATTCTTTCACCTATTGTTTTACTGAAGTCTCTAAGGTTACTTCTAGCCATAACATCACTTCTACCCAACCCTAACCAATAATAACAAAGAGAGTGTAGAGTTCTAAAATATGTGAGTTCATCAGGGTCGTAACCAAACTTCTCCACCGCTCTTGTCAGTGCTTCATTTGCTGCCTTTTTAGTAAAGGCTACATAACCCAGTTTCTCAGGTCTTACACCTGATTCTAAAAACTGTTCTGCCTTGTTTAACAGGTAGGTAGTCTTTCCAGTTCCAGGTGGACCAAGGACAATATTCCACATTATAAACCACCCTCTTCAAAATCTTTTGCTTCTAGTTCTTCGTCGGTGTAGTCAAACTCGTTTATGTACCACACGTTTGTGCCTCTGCCTTTGATATTAAAAAACTTGTGTTCTGCTTTTAGGTCTCTTAACTTAGAAGCTATTTGATTCGTCTGCATGTCTGTGAATCTGTGCTTGGCTAGATAATCCTTTAAGTCTTTGATTCTAAAGTAAGTTTTACCATCTTCTGTGTAGGGTTTACCTAACAGTATTTCATCTCTGGTGTTTGCTTGAGCCATGTCTGTACAGAAAGATTCAAGTAGTTCCATAAACTGACCTTCAATAGTTACGTCATCACTTACCTCTATGATTTCCATACCGCTGTCCATTAAACTTTGTATCAATGCCTGCCAAGACCTGTCTTGTATTTTAGGAGGCATCATGTTTAAAACTTCCATACAAGCACGTTGAAACTTTAATTGATTTTGTAACTGTTCTGTATTAAGTTCTAAACGCTTGTCATTAATTGATAAAAACCAGAGTGGTGGTTTAGTGTCTAGTTTAGCTAGACTAGAAAATGTAGGTGTACTATTACTGCCACCTATACCAAACTTACAACCACGACACTTGGTAACATTACAATAAGACCTGATAGGCTCATCACTACACTTGTAGTTATATTCTTTTTTCTTCAATGTACCTATCAAAGTTAAAACTTCTTGTGCTGGTAGGGGTGGGTGTACATACTTGCGGTTGTACTCTTCTATTTCAGTTTGCCAGTTTTCAGGGTCTGACTTTTTCAAATACACACCTACATTAAATAAACCGTTGTTTCTTGTGCCTTTAGGAAAGCCTTGTTTAAGTAATACTTGTAAACAAGGTGGACCATCTTTTATGTCGTCTAATGTGGGAACTTCTAGTTCAATAAGTTCTTCATGTGATATTGATCTTTCTTCTATAAACTCAATAAAATTGTTTAATGATAGAGCTTTGCCTTCTTTATCAAAAGCATAACGCAAAGACTCATCTCCTTCAAAGTATGGCATGTTTAACCAACTACCTATATCGCCACGTTCTACTAATACTTCTCGTTGTTTAGGAAATATCTCTACACCACCATAACCTAGTCCTGCTGATATTTCCCTGAGTTTATCTTGCATGTCTGCGGCAGGTGCTTTTTCTTTTAAGAAACAATATACATGAGCACCACCACTTTTACTACGACAGACAACCAGAGGTAGTTTAAATTCTTCTATTTTTAAAACGAGTTTTTCTAGGTTGAGTGAATAAACATCTATGTCAATGGCTCCCCACTTAACGTCGTTTTCTTCATCTATAGGTATAATACCTAAACCTTGTTTACCGTTTATGTGCTCTTGCCAGTGTTTTACACTCGCTCCGACGGTTTTAATTGTTTTTGCTTTGCCTTGTGCCTTTTGACCTAATGAAGTATTCTCAACCATAAAACTACCATGAGCTCTTGCCGAGCCGTGAAAAATATCATGTAGTTTTTGCGCTATTTCCAACGATCACACTCCAAAAAAGGTGGGTTGTTACACCCACCTTAAACAGATTTACATTAAAATGGAGCTTCAGAGTCAGGAGAACCAAAACTATTTTCGAAACTAATGTTTCCTTTAAAATGTTTTGCTGCTTCGTATAGAAACATCTCTTCCTCATTTAGCACCCCCAGTAATTCGATATTCCAACCGAACCATGTACCACGGTCGTTTGACTCAGGTACAGTCGTGAGCTTGTACTTATGACTGTATGATGGAGGAGTAAAGACTTTGCCTTCACTAGACTTGACCTTTATACTCGCCATCACTGAGTTCCACGTTCGTGACTTTTTCAACTGTGTTCCAGCCATAGGTATCATAACCTGATGATAAGAATCACCGTCCACAACTAAGGCATAGTGTGTAGCAGACGTTTGAATGTAGTTACCATTCTCTAACATGTCTGCTCCTGTTTTATCCTTAGTGGTTTGTGACAGGATACTTGGGTCAAGGTGTTGTTTTACTAGACCACCGCCACTTTCTCTTGGCGTCCACTCTAGAAACATTCTTTTATAAGCTACAGGTATAACGACACAACCACTGTCCTCTGTGAAGAGTTCTTTAGTTACTGTGTTCAATATATCTCCAGCTGCAGCACCTTCCACATACTTACCGTCTCTTTTGTTTACTTCAGGGTTTAACGCTTGAAGTATTTTAAGACGCGGTATTGTGAGATCCTCGGCTGTAAGGTTTTCCAACCCACCACCTGCATCCTCTTCAAAAGCGGATGCTGTAGTAAGGGCTGTGCTTTTCTTTTCAGCTACTTCTTTTTTCTCTGTTACTTTTTCTTCTGTTACTTTTTCATTTTTCTCGGTCATTTTTTCACCTTTATTTTTTGACCTACATATACATTAAAGGCTTCAAGGGGTAGGTCGGTTCCCTTTTCCACCTGCTCTTTGACCACAGCTTTCAGAGTCATAGGTTCTACCCACTTCTTTTGTACGAGTGAGTGCCCTTCATCCTCTAGCTTAGTCATGAGTTCTGATGCTGCGTCATCTTCACCTCTACCGAAGTTAGCTGACACAGTATTCTTAATGATATCACCTAGACCGTTATTTTCTAACCAATGGAAACAAACATCACGGTTGTCTGGTGTTATCCTCGCAGAATAGTATTGCTGTATTGACATACTTGTACCATCTGCTAACTTAAATTCACTGACGCCAAGTTCTCGTAATTTATTAGGAAGCAAATCCTCACTTATTTTACGGTAATCATCTTTCAGTGATTTTAAATGTTCTTCTTCAAGCCGAATCTTTTCTTCTAGTTCAGCTAGTTGGCGACCGAGGTCGCTAATATTTCCTAAGTCTTCTGCCTTAATATCAGGTTGAGACTCTTTTTCCATTTTATCTATAATACTCATAGTTCCACCTCTACTGGATAATATTTATATTCACGGTTATCCCATTTAAGAAACTTGACACGACCTTGATTGTAGTCTGAAGCCACAGCGGTACAAATACCTATGACAGCAGGGTCGCCTATAAGTAATAGGTGGTCTCTGTCGTTAAAGTATCTGAGTTCTTTTTTGATAGTAGAGACTATCTCATCTGAGTTCCACATAAGATTAGTTTTTTCTGGTAGGAGAAACTTGAACTCTCCATAATCTAATGCAGAAATAATGTTTTTCTTTTCGTCGGGTTTTTGGACAATGTAAACTGTCGGTTTTGTCATAACTATCTCTCGTCTCTTATTTCTTAATTCTTAGTTATCATTCGATTTTACCTCGTATTAATATAAAGGTAAATGAATAAATAAACATTTAGTTGACGGTGTGTTTTGTATTTTGACAAACCATCGTGATAGGCACAAAACTTGAGGCAGCACCGTCACTACCTTTAAACTACTACCGCCTATTATTATAGGGGTAAATAAATTTTAGTATAGCAGATATGCTAAAATAATTAAAATTCAGTAATACTTCAATAGGGTGTAGTGTGTAAGTTAGGCTATACAAAGGTTTCAAAGGGTATTGACAAGAGTATTGAGGGGCTATTGAAGTGATAGTGCTAATTATGCTAAAACATGTATTTCTTTTTTAAGTTTTCTATACGATACTATGGACATACTATAAAGAAAGGAGAAACGTGGTTGACTTTTTATTCAAAACTGAACCGTATCAACACCAACTAGAAGCACTCAACGTATCTCATGAAAGAGAAGAGTTTGCTCTTTTTATGGAGATGGGTTGTGGTAAATCAAAAGTGGTGATTGATAATTTTGTACACCTATACAGGCAACAGAAAATAAATGGTGTTTTAATCCTGGCACCTAAAGGTGTTTACGACACATGGTACAGTAAAGAGATACCGAACCACGTACCTGATGAAATCAATCACCATTCAGTAAAGTGGTCAAACGCTAATACACAAAAGAATAAAAAACTTTTAGCAACTCTTTCAGATGAACCTGAAAGGTTAAACATACTTATCATGAACATAGAAGCACTGAGCACGAAGAAAGGTACTCAGTTTGTCACAGATTTTTTATTTAAAAGGAAGTGTATGTTTATAGTTGATGAAAGTACAACCATAAAAAATCACAAAGCTAAAAGAACCATCAATGCTGTTCGTTTAGGTAAGTATGCGTACTATAAAAGAATACTTACAGGAAGTCCTGTAACTAAAAGTCCACTTGATCTATATAGTCAAGCGTATTTCTTAGATCCCAGCTTGTTAGGTTTCAGTAGTTATTTCTCATTTAGGGCTAGATATGCCAATTTAGCCGACCGTTCTGCTAACGGTAGGACGTTTAAGCAGGTAGTAGGGTACAAAAACTTGACAGAATTAAACGAGAGTCTCCTTAAATTTAGCTACAGAGTGTTAAAAAAGGACTGTTTAGACCTACCTGATAAAGTTTATCTCAAGAGAATTATTCAAATGAGTGATGAACAAAAGCGTGTTTATAAAGAACTACAAAAACAAGCGAAGGCTTCACTCAGTCAAGGTACAGTTACTATTACCCACTTGATAACTCAAATCGTTCGACTACACCAAGTATCGTGTGGTTTTGTAGGACTTGACGGTGGCGGTTTAACTGAACTACCCAGTCAAAGACTAACTGAACTCATGGAGATACTTGAAGAAACTGATGGTAAAGTTATTATCTGGGCTAATTACAGACACGACATACAAAAAATACAAAACGAACTGACCAAGGTCTACGGAGAAGATTCAGTAGGAACATATCACGGAGACGTAAATCAAGAACGTAGAGAAGAAGTAATCAATGAGTTTCAAAATCCTGACAGTCCTCTTCGGTTTTTTGTCGGTAATACACAAACAGGTGGATATGGTATCACCTTGACTGCTGCGAGCACAGTTATATACTACAGCAATAACTACGACCTAGAAAAAAGACTACAGTCTGAGGATCGTGCACATCGTATCGGTCAAACCAATAAAGTTACTTATATAGATATAGTTTGTGAACGCACCGTAGATGAAAAAATAGTTAAGTCTCTTAGGATGAAACAAAACATTGCTCAAACGGTGCTTGGTGAAGAAAAGTGGAAAGACTGGTTGGTTTAATTGTCTGGTAACATACCGACCATACCACCTAGATTTTTACGACTTCTGCCTCCTCTCATTGCTGGCATGCTTACAGCTTTGGGTGGTATGCTCACATTAGGATCATGAATAGGAATATTGGCGAGTCGTTTCTCCATCGCAGCTATCTGTGCTTGTAAACCTGTTGGGTCGAACATGGGAAGCTCTCTAACACTTAAGGCATCTATTTGTTCTTGTAAACCTGTTGGGTCAAACGTAGGAACCTCTTTATTACTTAAAGCATCTATTTGTTCTTGAATACCAGAAGGATCGAATGGTACTATATCTCTAACACTCAGAGCGTCTATTTGTTCTTGTAAACCTGTTGGGTCAAATGTAGGAAGGTTTGCTATACCGCCTTGAAGAGCATCTATCTGTGCTTGAATATCAGAGGGATCAAAGGCTTGGGTTTCTACCATTTCTTTATCACTTAAAGCATCTATCTGTGCTTGAATATCAGAGGGATCAAAGGCTTCAGGTATGTTTATCTTTCCTTGTAGTTCTTTTATAAGAGCTTCTTGATCTATAACTGGTTGTGGTATGTTTATGTCTGCTATGATTGAGTCTCTAAAAGAATCTATATCAAAATCCACAGGCACTCCACCTATGCCTGGAACATTCGGTGTTCCTGGAGGTACATTTGGAACATTCGGTATTCCTGGAGGTACATTTGGAACATTCGGTATTCCTGGAATCTCTGGTATACCACCTATCCCTGGGAGACTGGGGATTCCACCAATCCCTGGAATGCCTATCCCTGGAATGCCTATCCCTGGAATGCCTGGAGGAGTAGTTCCTGGAGGAGTAGTTCCTGGAGGAGTAGTTCCTGGAGGAGTAGTTCCTGGAGGAGTAGTTCCTGGAGGGGGTGTTTCTTCTGGAGGTGGAGCTAAGAATCTTCTAAACGATTGTCTCTGCATTTCCATGAGTTTGTCCATGTCTTCTTGACCACCTGGATCTGTTCTTGGTGGGTTTATTAAAGAAGCTAAAGATGGTCCACCGCCATAAATACTTGCTAATTGATTCGTAGCAGGTGCTCCCTGGACCAAGGACATTTGGTTAGGGTTGTATTTTGGTGGAAGCAATGGTGTACGAGATGGAGGTAACCGACGAGGAGGGCTTATTTTTCTACCATCAAAACTAGGATCTGTAAAAATAGGTACACCCAGATCATCAACTGCTGTAGATAAATCAGTTCCAGGACTTAAACGATCAGTATTAGGATCAAATTTTTTAGGTCTTTGTTCAATACTAAACCGAGGGTTAGTTGGACGTTTTCCTTTTTTCAAACTTTTTAGTATTGCCATTAGTTACCCATTCCGTATTTGAGTGGCATAGCACCACCGTATTTAAAATTCTCTCTGTCTTCTTGAAACCCTGGACCAAACATCGTTGTTTCTTCTGGGCTTATATCAGAAGTCAGTTCTGGTTCACTGAACTCTTCTCTATAGTATATCCTACCAAGTTCTCTAACTAAACCCCTGACAACAGGATTCTTTTGCCATTGATCTTTTATGATGGCGTTATATAATTTGTCTGGATCTGTGAGCAAAGCCAGTTCTCTATTAGTTGCTGCTCCTCCACCTATGTTTTTTAATGCAGTAAGTACACGACCTGGAGTTGTGAAAAGACCAACGTAAGCACGAGCTAGAGAGTTTGCACTTTTCAATATGTATGCGTCTTCAGCCCTTAAAGCAGCAACACCAGGATCATCATATACCTTTAATTTTTTAGCTATGTCTGTGAGTTGTGTTTTAAATTTATTACCGAACCAGATTTCTAAAGCATCTCCGTGCTTAGCGACGTAATCGTCTAATTTAGCTCCGTCAAAAATATCAGTACCTAATGTTCCTTTCTTTTGAGTATTGTCCATTAAGTCTTTGAATATGTAGGCTTTATAACTGTCTATTAAATCTTTACTGCCGTTAGTTGTAACAGCATCAAATAATTCTTTAGTTGCAGTAACCCTATCTGGTGACCACGTGTTCCTAAATAAATCTTCAGGTGTTTTAAAATTACCTACTATGTCTGCTAGGTTTGTGTTTTTAAGTATGGCGTCTCTTGTTTTATTTAAGGCTAGTTCTCTAGCTTTAAAATTATTAATAAACGTGCCTGCGTCTAAAAACTCTGCCATTTCATCTTCTGTAAAAAACTTCTCCATCACGTTTCTGTTTTTATTCATAAAGTTAGCATGAGCTCTCGGTGTTCTAGGTTTGAATATGTCTCCTGTAGTGTCTACCACATCATTCAAATAGGCTTGTCTCAACCCACCCTTTATACCGAGCAGTGCGTCTGCGTTTTGAGGATTAAATATAATTTCATCTAAGTATTCAGGTGAAGTAAATTTGCCGTCTGTTCCTTTTGTGACTGTGTTTCTGAGGAAACCCATAAAACTGTTATAGGCAGTTTGGTCTCCTTGTCTATATGCTGAGTTACTGACATTTTGTAAATTCAATAATCTTTTTATATTGTCATTATTAAAATCTTCCATCAGTTGTCTGTACCCAGCTTCTGCCTCATTGAAAACTCTCAATGCGTCAGGGCTACCTGATTCTTTTAGTGTTTTAGCTCTTATACTTTCCATCACTTTCCTGAGCTCAACTAACTCGTCAACATTGTTTCCTGCTGCTCTTTCTGCTCGGATAATGCTTCGCAAATTAGATAAATCTTGTACAAAAACAGCGTGTGATTTTTTAGCACCGCCTTCTATGCTGTCTAATATACCCTGAACCATTCTTTTATTTTTAGAATCTGCGAAGGCTTGTTGATCAATTATGTTTTTTAATCTTTTTGCTGGTTTAACTAACGGTGTGTAGTTGTAAGGTTTTACATTTCCTGTAAATCCAGCAAGCCTAGTTGCTTCTTCGTAAGCATCATCTACTAATTTTTGTGATGTTTCTTTTGCTGTTTGAAAAGTTTCTCTTATTTGTCTACCAGCTAAATTAGGATCCATAGATCCATCAGCTATGCCTCTGAATATATTGTCTGATTGTACATTTAATTCCGTGAGGGCTTTTTCTGCTTCTATTAATCTGGGGTTTGTCTCCAGTGTTTCTTCTGCAACTTCTCTAAATTGTTGTCCTCTTGTAGCTCTCGCACCTGCACCTGCTTCTTCCTCTACTAATTCACGAGTAATACCTTGTTGTACAAAAGGTTCTTCAGTTGCTTCTCTGCCGAAACGTTCTTGTGCTGCATATTTTTCTCGTAACCTTTGACCTTGTTCACTACCTATGTCGGCTTCGTCTCTTAATCCTGCTTCTATTCCTCGTGCTGGACTGGTAACTTCTACTCCTTCGTCTGCTCCTCGTATCATAACTTGTGGAGAAGTCATGGTTCCGACATCTTCTCCTGATTCTTGTAGTTTTTTGTATGACTCTAAAAACTCATCTTCTTTCAAAGCCAGTTTATTCGGTAGTGCATTATTGATTCTTGATAATATTTTAAACAAACCTACACCACCTAAACTGAACAAAGCGGTCATTCCTGCGTCTTTCATTGCTCTTGAGTTAATGTCGTAACCTTCTGGCAGGTATCCTTGCTCGTCTAAATATTCTAAATTGTTAAGTCTCCAAAAATATGTTGCTGCTATTTCTGAAACTATAGCTCCTGTTGCAGTTCCAGCACCTGGAAGAACAAAAGAACCTGCAACTCCACCAGCTATGGCTGCACTTACTTCTGCTGCTACAGGTTCAGCGAAAGCTAAAAAGTCTCCTTTGTCCATTCCTGGAGGATTAATGACTGTGGGTTGATTGTTGTTTTGTGGGTCATTAAAAATCATTTGACCTGTGTTCGGCTCTACCCTTACGTTATAGTCATAAGTGCGAGGGATGTCAAACATTTCTGCATAGTTCTTTTGTAGCACACGTTGCACGTAATCTGGATCACTGCGTACATCTGGAGGTAGTAGTTCTATCTGCCTTATAGCGTCTCCCTGTGCTCCAGCTGTAAAATCAACACCAGTGTATTCTGCTTTTACTTGTGGATCTGCTTCTTGAAAATACTTTTCTATAAAATAAGGATCATCTGCTAGAATACCTTTTCTTATGGCGTCTTCTCTTGCTCTTTGATCTTGCATATAATCAATCACTGGGGAAAACTGACTAAAACTACGGCTTCTTTCTGGTTGTGCATAACCGAAACGAGCCAAGTTTTCTAACTCTGTTTCTTCATCTGTTTTCATTGCTGCTTGTTTGACAGCAGATTGCTGTAATAGACCAGCTTCATACTCGTCTATCATTGCGTCTAGATCTATTATGTCATTCTGTGCCATTACTGTTGACCTAGTTGCCTTTGTATGTATTCTTTTATAGCTTTGTATTCAGGTGAGTCTTTACCGCTTCCTGGTTGACCTTCTTTATCAAAAGATTTTCTCAGTGCAGCCAAATACGCCATGCCATCTTCAGCCATTTTATATTGCTCGTATATACCGTGTATAGTGCTTTGACCAACACCCGAAAGCTCATCACCTCCAGGAAGCACGGCAGATTCTTGACCGACTTGTTGTACGTTGCCTTTATAGTCTCCGCTTCGTATTCCTGTGGTTGATTCAAGTAATTGATCTTTCAATTCTCGTATGGTATATGGTGCGTCTACAAAAGGTGTTTTGGCATATTGTTCTTCTATTAAATTAGGGTATAGAATATCAATCATAGATTTCATTTCGTCTGAATCATCTACTTTGAATCTTGGGCTATATCTGATTTCTGAATCAACGAGAGATTCATGTTTACGAATCGCACCTAAAGCTAAATCATCTATCATGGTTACAAACTCTGCTTCGGAAGTTGCGTAAGCACCAGCTCTTGTTAAGAACCTTTCAATGTCTTTGTCGGATATGTCACGACCTTTTTGGTCATCATTCGCTGCACTTTGTAGAGCGAGTGTTAATACCATGTTTGTGAGTCTTTTCTTACCTAGACCAGAACCTTGTAGAAACCGACCGAGGTTTGTGTTTGCTATTTGATCTTCAAACTGTTTACCTAAATCACCGAAGGCTAAACTTTCTTCTCCTGGATCTTTTTTACCGTTACCATTAGCATCGTTATAGAAAGCATAACCGCTGTCTTTTTGTGTAAAAACTTTTCCTAATTGATCTACTTGATCAATCACATTTTTACCAAACGTGGTCAACCCACCCGCTGCACCAAAAACGATGTCTTTACCTGCGTCTTTTTGATCTGCTAGTAATTTTTTAATTGTGTAGTGAGTGGTTAATACGTTGTCTCGTTTTTGATCAACTTCTCTCAAAAATTGAGTAACTCTAGCTTGTTCTTTCCCTCTTTGAGATTCTGTCAAGAAACCACCCATACCACCTACATCGCCTTTGAGCAACAAAGGGTTTCCGTCTGGACCAAAGACCGCCATACTTTCTTCACCGATAGGAGCATACATTTCACGACCCCTTTCTGTCAAAAGTGTTCTTTGATCTACAAAAGTAGGTTGACCTGTTGCTCTGTCGATCACTGCTTTAACACTTGATGCACCCACTACTTTTACATTAGAACCAGGATTAGCTTCCATAAACGCTTCTAGTTCTTCAGTGGAGTACATAGTAAATACATCATCTACCATGTATAGTTTTTTACCTTTCGTTAGATTGCCTTCTCGTATTATAAAACCTTCTGATTGTTTATTTTGTGCTCCCACAGAAGTTAGAAGTTCTGTTCTAGCAGGTGCATTAACATCGGGTTGTCCGTCTCTATTAACGTCTTCAAATATAGTGTATTCTTTTATAGTACCGTCTTCCGCTCTCCACTCTGTAATCACTTCTCCTTTTTCTGCCCGAGCTCTAGCTTCATTCGGTCTTAAATAAACAGGGTTAGGGTTATTCCCTACTTTATAAGGTTTACTCTCTTTAGTTAACAAGGCTCTCTGTAAAGCCATTTGTTCTTTGATGTCTGTCATGTATAGTTCTGTAGCGAACCTTTTAATGTCTTCTTTTTCTTTTATGTCTAAAGCAAGTATTTGTTTTTCATATTCTTTTTCTTCTTTTTTACCTGCCATGGCGTATTGTAAAAACGCATTAGAGAGTGCTGTACCCCAGCTGTCTCCTTTTTCACCTGCTTGTATTAACGCTGCACCTGCAATCATGAAAGGCAGAGCCTTGTCTGGTTGAGGAACTAAAGCTTTTAAATCGTCTACGTTATAAAAATCTTCTGCAGCTTTTTTATAGATATTCAACATTGCTTCTGAATCATCAGGGTCATCTAAGTCAAACTGATTATTCATCGCTGTCATTGTCTCAAGTGTTTTACTAGCGTCTGGGTCGCTTTCACCGTTAGCGGTTGCTCCAACTGCAGAAGCAGTAATCGCTTTTTTAGTTGGGTCGTCTTCTTGATCTAGTAAATCTGCATCTGCGTCATCTAGGTCAACACCAAAAGTTTCTAGGTTTTGTACTATTTGAGCCTCATCTAAATAAGAACTA